GCAGCAGCATCAATAGCTTCTTGAGCTTTATTAACAGCCACAGTTGCTTGAGTTGTTGCAGTATCAGCAGCTTCAGTACACTCTGCTACCTTCGTATCTATAATAACAAGGTCATTTGTGATTTCACTTGCTATTTCAACAAATTCTTCATTTCTATCATTGTTTTCTTGAACCGCATAGAACATTTGTTCTTGTGCTAAGTTCTGATTATCCTTACTCAATATTGAAGTATTAGTGAATTTTACCATTCTATCACTGATTGGTGTTATTCTTCTGAGAGATACATTATCTCCAGCCACTAAACTAGCGGTAACATTTATTTGAGTGTCTGTTAGAAAGGTAAAATCTGTTGTTTTTACATCATTAATATAAACTTCAATATGTTCCTTCTTAATATAAGGGAAGGTGATAGTAAAAAACTTATCACCCCCACCATAAGGATAGTCTTTACGACTATAATATGTCATATTTTTTATTTATCTCCTTAAAATAAACTTCTTATTTTATCAGCTGAACCATTGAGCTGATTATTTAATATTTCATCCATCTTTTTAATTTCAAGAACTTCTTTTGCTTCTTGTATAGATTGTCCTTGTTTGTTAATAAATTGAGGATTATCATTTATAACTTGCTCTTTTGCTTCATCATTGTAATCTCTGAAAATATCGTTTATTGCATTGACTTTAGTATCTTCATTAGAACCCCATTTGATTTCTGAATCAATACCATCAGGAAGCATTTGATATTCAGGGCTTGTTACAAGCTCTCTAATCGCTTCTTTAAGTGTTCTTCCACCAATCGAGATTTGACTAAGTGTTTCTTGCATCGCATCATAAGCTGATTTGCCTGTTTGAGGGTCTTTAAAATCCTTAAACTTCAATTTTGTATCAGCTATGATAGTTCCTATATCAGAAGGCGAATAACCATACTCAGCTAATCTCGAAAGTTCCTGATATTCAGGTTCATTACCTTGAACAGCAGCAGTTGTTACGAGAAGCCCATAAACATCTTGTCTATCACCAAATACATCTCTACGATAATCACCAAGACCTCTGTTGAAATAGTTATTAAATAATCTTTCATACATTGATTTTGGTTCTGTTACCTCTCTTTCTCCAAGAGAAGATAATCCTTTAACCATAGAAACACCCGGTAAGAATCCTGATGCTGTTTGAGCCATAGATTTTTGCCAATCATAAATCTTTTCAGGATTTGTTAGGATTGATAGTTGGTTAAGTCCTGTTCTGAAAGCAGCTTTATCCATAAAGTTATTAACTAATGTTGCACTGACTTGCATTGAAAACTTTTTCCACTTATCTTCATCTTCAGGCTTAATAATTGCTTGACCTAAGTTGAAACAATCTGCTGAGAATCCTAACATTGTATGTAATGGTTCGTAACCTTGATATGAAACATAAGTATCACCTATCTTAAATGAATAAGGTCTCCATCCTGCTTCAAAAAGAGCTTTTCTTTCTTTAATATCAGGTGGAGCTGAACCAGTAATTAAACCGTTTGCAGCCATCATTGTACCAAGAGATAAAGAGAACATACCAAAAGCTACTTGTGAACGAGCTAATGCTCCTTCAGGTGTTTTAGCGAATAATAGTTTTCTTTGTGAAGGTGATAATGTGGCATAAAGTGCATTGTGGTCTAAGTTCATTTGAAGAATATTTGCACCGGTCTTAATAAAAGGGAAAATAAACTTTATAAAAGCATTTTTATTAGCTCCAGTTTGTGCGAATTGAGCTAATTTCATTGTTACAGTTTGTTCTCTCATTTGAATATCTTGTCCGGTTGCATTATCAAATTGTTTACCATCAAGATTATTTTGATAAAGTATTGTTTTAGCTTCATTATAAGCATCTACATCTGTTGGCTTACCTTCAGAATCAAACTTAGTTTTGAATAATCTATCAGCAGTATCGTTAATGAATGTTTCATCACCAGCTTTACCTGCTAATTCAGCCATTTTATCGGCTTGTACAAGACATTTAGCTCTTGCAATAGAACGATAATTAAGCTGAGACATAAATTCATCTGAAGCACCCATTGCTCTTGTCATTATAGAGTGGAAGTTTTGAACTTTATGCCATAAATTATCATCGTTTAAATCGTGGAATCCTCTGAAAACAGCATCATTTTCAAGATTTAAAGTATCAGCACCAACATTAGTTAGTTTACCTTCACCTTTAATAAATGCTTGCTTACACAATTCCCAGCTTTCAGTCCAGTTAGCCATCATATTTTTATATGTGTTCCAACCTTCTTTTGTCATAGCTTCACCACCACCCATAAATCCGGCTACTACTTTTCTAGCAGGGAAATATAATGAGTTTAAAGTTCCTGAACCGACGTTCTTAGCTATTGAGCCAAGACCTGATAATAAGTTGTGAACATAATAAGAAGCAATACCACCTTGCCTTGCACTCCAATTCTTGATTGTTTTGATTTTTCCTTCTTTGGTTGGTGCTAATTTAGATGCCTGTAATACTTCTCTATACTGACTAGCAGTAATAACATCTTCTATTTGCTTATAAGCACTCTCAGGATTTAAGCCATCTTGGTTTTTTAGAAGATTATCTAAAACATCATTAAAACCTTTAGCAAATTCTGCATCCTGAGTAAGGAGTTGTAAAAATGCACCATCACCATATTGAGCTACTTTTGTAAATAGTTCTTGTTTAGCTGCTTTGAAATCAATCTTTTCACCTTTTGTAAAGTTAAGATTGAATATTTCTTTTATATCTTTAACTAACAAATCAGAAAATTCTTTAATTCCCTGTTTTGCTAGGCTTGAAAGTCTCATTGAACCAAAAGTATTTAAAGCTCTGTTTACAAACTTTTGTTCATTTAACAATCTACCAGCACCTGAACGAACAGTATCAACATATTTGCTAATATGAACAATCATATCAACAATGTTTTTCTGTGCTTCAAGTGGAGCATCCATACCCAATGCTTCGACTCTATCAGATAATGTACTTAATACTTTGGTTGCTGCCATTTCGTATCTTGTTAATTTATCTAAAGTGTCAATATCATTCTGTAAAAATGCTTCTTTATAAGCTGAAATATCTTCACCTGTCATATCCTGAATTTTATTGAAAAGTTTTTCAGAATCATCAGCAACTTCTTTCCAAGAATGTCCTGTTACTTCAGGGTCTGAATCAGCCACTTTGGAGATGATTTTTCCAATATCTTCCATTGATTGTGGTTGTATTTCACCTTTTAATGATTTATCAACTAAATCTTCAGTTGTTTGTGTGTTATCTACCTTAGAATCAAAATCTATCTTTAATTGCTCAGGATTTGAGCCTTCAGAATCGATTTTAAGAGGTTTTTTAACTTCCACAGGTGTATTTCCACCCTCAGTTTCTTTAACAGGGCTTAAATCGGCTTCTTTTGAGTCCGTTAAAACCTTGCTATCATTGAGTTTTCCAGCTTTACCCTGAGATTTCTTATAAACATAATCATAAGCTGCTTCGCCTTCATTTAAACCATCATAACGAGAAAAATGTTTTTCTGTTTGATTAGGTACTTCACCCTTAGCAATATCTCTTGCGTGTTCAAGTTCAGCTCTCAAAGTTGCAAAAGGATTCTTAGCATTTTTATCTATCTGAATTGTAATATCAGATAATTTCTTAGTGCCTTTAATTCCCTTTAAAATTTCTTTTGCTTCATTTTTAGCTATTCTAATTTGCTCTACAAGTTTACCTTCAGCATCTCCAGTAACTTCTCCAGTTTGGAGTTGTTCTAGTTTTTCTTCAAGAGTTTGAATCTGAAGATTCTTTTTGTCTAAAGCATTTTGTTGTTTAGCTATTTTAGTTTCTTGAGTTTTTGGTTGTGATTTACCGAGATAAGTTGTTGATTGAGTATTTCCTTCAACACTCTCACCTTTAACTTTTAAACCATCAACAAATTCAACTTTAATATTATTATTAATTTGCCATTTGTCTTTATAGTTCTTAGCTATTTTATTTCCGGCTTTAGGAGTTAAATCTTCATTTTCTCCAATCCAACCTCTATTTATCCAAGTATGTTTTGTTGCATCTTCCATATCTGAAATTGCTGAATCACCAACAAAAACATCTTTATCATTAAACATATCTTTAGCAGTGTTTAAATCTTTTGCTTTTGATTGTTTTATATATTCATCTTTGGAAACTTTATAAGCATCATCCCACTTACTAACTTTAATATCCCAAGTTCCATCTTCGTGAAGAAAAATATCATCACCATCTTGAAGGATTTTAAGCATAGACTGAGCTTCATCAATATCTTTGACATTCATTCTGTCAATAACTAATTGACTTGCATCCTCTCCTGATACGTCAGCTTCTGCTACAATATCTTTAACTGAATTATACATATCAGCTTTGTTGGAGAATTTATCTAGTTTAATTTCATCTAAAGCAACCTCTTTTAAAGCTGCTTCAGCTATCTCAGGAGTATCAGCTTTAACTGCTACTTTAATATTTTTTAATAATCTTCCAAAGATTGGTTTAACACCAAATTCTATAATATTACCAGTTCCCAATCCCATAATGAAACCTTCAACTACATTTTTAAATTTAGCATCTGTTTCGGTATCATTATCATCTGATTGCAACCAGTTAACAAAAGTATTATCAGTATCACCAAAGGCATCAGCCATGTGTCCTTCACCATCTTCAGGTCTATATAATGTATAATCAGCTAAAGCACCTGAGAAAGCACCACCAAGAGAAGCATTAACAATTTTAGCTCCTACTTTTGCTAATCCTGAAGCCTTAGCTCCAGTTCTGATTATATCTGTACCTGCAAATAGTTTTTGAATACCTGAGCCGATTTTCACAGCAGCAGGAATCTTTGAAGCCACTCCGACTCCTTTTATTGCTCCACCAACTAAGCCACCACCAAGAAATAAACTTGCTGTGCCGGCTAAATAACGATAACCATATTTCATAGTTTCGCCTAGTTTAGTTTTGCTTTCATACTGAAGTTCCATTGATTTAGGTGCAAAGATGTGTGATGCTTCAGCTCCTAGAGATAAAGCTGCATCTTTTATTGTACCCGCATCAAATTTACTATCTTTATATACTTTACCAGCATTAGGGGTTTCTAATCCCATCTTGTCAGCTGTTTGTAATACTTTGTTTGTATGTTCAGGTTTACCTTCTGATTGAGCAGGAGCTTGAGGTGTTTCTAAGATACCCATACTCTGCAAATCTGATTCAGTTGCTGGTTGTGGATTAGAAACACTCTCCCATTCATCTGCGGTTAAACCATTTATTCTTAATCTATTATCATCAGTCATTATCTAATTCCTTTTGAAAAGGTTTCAACATTTATAAGCTCCATATTCTTATTCCAAAAATCAACGTGTAAATGTGGACCAGTTACACCACTTCCTGTACTTCCAACATAACCAAACTGTTGATTTGCAAGTAAGGTTTTATTTTGTAGGTGAGAAGTTGAGTTCTTCAAGTGCATATATCTTGCATAAGTACCATTGTTATATTTAACAACAACAAAATTACCCATACTATCCTGAAATCCTGAAGCTACCACTTGTCCACTCATATTACAGTTTCTAATTGGAGTACCTTCATTTGCACCTATGTCATAACCTCTGTGCGGTCTTTTTACACCATTAATTGTTCTATTAGGGTTTATACCTGAAGTAATATTACCTTTTATACGCTGTCCATACCCACCTCTGATAAGTCCAAGTGTCTTAAATGCATTTGAAGCTGATTCAAATTGATATTTTGGATATGATTGATTTTTAACATAATTTGCATTCGTTAATAGACTATAGTTTTTATTTCGATTTTCTCTCATTGTTTTTATCGAATTAGCTATTCTATCAAGGTCTGCAATTTTAGCTTTAGCCTGTTCAGCAGTAATTCTACCTTCGTTTAAATCTATGGTTATTTGATTCCGTTCATTTCTAAGTTTAGAATCATATTCAGTTAATTTTAAAGATTTGCCATAAATTCCATCTTTTTTCATTTTAGAATCAAAATCTCTAGCAACACTTTCAAATTCTCTTACTTCTTGTTTTGTTTCCCTATTTAATCTATCAATGAACTGTAAACCATCTTGCCAATTTATTTTCTTATTCTGTAATGCTTCACCAATTTCTTGACCGGTTAAAGTTCCATTTGCAGCTTTTCTTCCAAATTCTTGTAACACTTCATTGTTGCTTTCAACTTCTTTTAAAGATGTCATAACACCTCTAGTTCTAGCATCATCATTTAGAAAAGATAAACCATTTTCATCAATGCCATATTTATTAATTAAACCAATAGCATTTTCTTGAATTGTTTTAGGGTCTGCATTTTGATTATTTTTAAACCATTTGAAGAAATCTTTTGTAGCACTATCTGTATTCATCTTCAATGTTAATTGTTCATCTTCATAATCTGCTCTGCGTTCTTCATATTTAGAGCGTTTAGCAAGATTAACCATTTTATGAACTTCATAAGCATAGTTTGGTACTAACTCATTAATTGACTGTCCATTGATTTTTATATTTTTAACAGCGGATTCTAAAGATGCTGAATTAAGTGTATCGGCATTGTCTATAATATAAGATTGGATGCCGGACGTAACCACTTTTGCAATATCATCTTTTGGAGTTCCTAAATCAGTAAGCTCTTTAATTTTAATATCTAAAGCAGCTGTGATTGCTTGTGATTTTGCTGATGCTCCTTTTGCTATAAAAGTATTTGCACCAAGCTGAAATCCTAAATCTGAGCTGTGTTTTATTAAGCTGATGTTGTAAGTATATTCGGCATTTTTAGCTGTATATAACTGAGACATATTATAGCAATCTGTGCCAAACTTTTCTACATAACTTGCATAATTTTTAGGGTCTAATCCTGATTCTTTAAAAGCTGTAAGCATTTCAGTTTTAGTTGTATTAACAAACTTATTGAAATCTCCACTTTCCATCTTTTCCAAATTCGGATTTGAACTTAATTTTAAAACAGAACTTCTGTAAATATCTTGTGCAGTCAATGTTCGATAGCTATCTTTAATATAAGGATTCAGTTTAGCAAAACCTTCAACGTGTCTTGAGACATCAGCCCATTCCTTTTTGTTTCCACCTTCAGCTTCAACTTCAGATACTGCTGATATTGCAGCATCAATTGCTTCCCTTCTTAAATAACCATCATAATCCAACGCACCCTGTCCTAACTTAGCTAAAGCATCTGCTGTTGCAGCTGTTTTCTTTGCTTCTGTTAAGTCAGGTTGATAAGATATTGTTTTATCAACTGGAGCAGCTTGAGGTTGTAAATTAATATTGACAGTTTCTTCAGGTGTTATCCTGCTGTTATTATTTCGATTAGCCATTATTTATTCATTCCTCTCCATACCCGTAATTGTTCTTGTTTATATTGAGCATTACTAAAGCTATCCAATAAGCCACCAACACCACCAAGTAAAGTTGAAACTCCTGTTGAAGTATATGGCTGTTGTAAATTGATTGCACTTATTGCTTTAGTTCTTAAACCTTCAAGTTCATCTGTGTATTGAAGTCCTTTTATGTGAAGATTTCGAGCTGCAATATAATTACTTACAGCAGTTGCTCTATCATAACCTCTAAATAAGGTATCAATGGTTGAGCCTTGAACACCACTACCAGCAGCACTTGCTTCAGCAGTAGCTTTAGCCTGTAAGTTTTGAATATAAATTTGTTGTTGCTGATATGCTGAGGATTCTTTATCTTCTGCATATCTATTATTAATTGCTTTTGATTGTTGAATATAATTACTTAAAGTTGACTGAGTTGATAATGCTTGATATTCAGCATAAGAATTTGCTGTTTGTTTGTCTGAAATAAAATTACCGACTATACCTGCTCCTTGCAAGCCAAGTCCGATTGCAGCTACATCACACACTATCCTTCACTCCTTTTATTTTATAAAATTGTATAAACTCAATATTATTTATTAATATTGAACTTGCGAATGACATTCCACATTTCTCAATCCATTTGATATGAGAGATATTCCTACTATCAACAGCATTAACTAAGATGTCATAATCTTGTATAAAACTATTAATATAATTTCTACCTTCTCTAACAAAAGTAATTGGTATTGTGAATAAATCATCTGAGCCTAAGAACCATATTGAAGCAAACCCTTTTGGCATTTTATAAGAGCTAACCCCAAACATTCCTATTATTTTATTATTTAATTTTACTGTGTAGCACTTGTCTGAATAGATAAACCCCTTCAATAAACTTCTTTCGGGATTACTACCAAGTGCTGTTACTTCATTAATATCATCAAGCCTTAGATTCGGTGCTAATTCAAACACATCATCCAAGACTGATGGTATTATATTTACTTTTCTATTCACCTCTAATTATAAAATCTCCTAACCATTCTAATGATAAGAAACAACTAGGAAGATAACTATTATTAGTAACTTCAATCTCAACATCTTCATTCTTTGAAATAATTGGTAATAAGAATGTTCCATCAGATACTGGTATTTGTTCCAGTGTCGATGATTCCATCCCTAATATTTTTCCAGTAAATTCAAATTCAGAAGTGATTTGAGTATCAAATTTTGGTGTTACTTTTATTTTAAAATAGCCTGTTTTGGCATAACCTAAATTAATGTCTCTCAACATTAATAAACCCTCTTTAACCTTCATTGAACCGTTTGAGGATTGCTGTCTTAAATAGATTTTCCCCATTGTCCAAGTTGAATTAAAAGAATTACCAATAACTAATTTATCATATTGACCGCTAACACTAACTGTGTTTCCATTTACTGTGAAATCAAGAGGGAATCCTCTTTCTTCAAGAACTGTCAACTCATTAATAATTGGATAAGGTTTTGTAAAGGTTGTTGTATCTGTTGTTTCATTATATGTTAAATCATCTGCATCAAGATAAACTTTTCTATCCAAGAAAAATAAATAATCTAAATTTGATTCTTTAGCTTTTGCTGAGAAGTTCATTCTTTCCAAGTAAATTCCATCATCATATTGAACTGTTAAGTACAAATAATTTTGATTGAAATCTACATTTAATATTTTCGTATTATCAAAAGTCCATTTACTCCAAGCTGATTGAGCTTTAGATTCTGAACTGTAATAATAGTTATAAACATAAATAGCATTACTTTCCTTTGTTGATAAGAAACAAGCTATATTATTAGCTGTTGAACCAGCAATCTTATACATTTCTTTTGGTAAATAACTAGGTACTTGTTCTGTAATATCCCTAGCATCAAGTATATAAGTTGAAGTTGTGTAAATCTCATATACTCTTGTATATTCACCATTCTCAAATAAGAAAAATGCTGTACTTCCTGCATTAATAGGTTTACAATGTCTTGAACATTGATATTCCATTGATAAATCAATAGCAACGGATTTGTTTGAAAACACATCTCCACCTTTTATTGAGAACTCAGCTGTCTCTGAAAACATCAGTAATTCTTCATTGAATGGTAAAGTATGTTTTAATAACACCATCTTAGAGTTTGAGCCTACGTCAATAGGGTCGGTATCTAATTCTGTTAATGTTGTTTTCTTGAAAAATGAGAATATATCTTGCGTATCAGAATAGATAGATTTATCAACAGATAAAAAAGCTAATCTTCCTTTATGTGTAAATATATCCTGTATTGTATTCCCAATAAAAGAAGGAGTAGGTGCTGAATCTTCATCTCCAGCTCCTCTGTCAGCCCATTCAAGAGCTTTAAAGGTAAAAGTACCATCCGATTCTCTAACCAGTGCGTGTGGCATTGTGGTTGCATCTATTTGATATTTCATATCAGGACTGCAACATTCTTGCCAAGAACCTGTACCAAAATCTGAATTGTCAGCAGTGTGGAATTGAACATAATAATCATCGTTAATATTCACATCTTCACCAACAACTTTTATGATAAATCCATTAGGAGCTATCAAAGGTAAGTTTGTCATATTATCAGTTTCTTTATAAAAACTGTATAAATTTCTATCAGCGTTACTATCTTTAGTTTGAATTGTAAAATCAGCACCATCTTTTCGAGTTAACAAGATGCAGGAGTTCATTTTGGTTATTGTCCAGTCTGTTGTTCCTAATCCTGAAACTAAATCATTATATAATTCTGTACAGATAGAATTTGTTTTTGTTTGTGTTACATCAGATGATGAAGTTGTATAATTTGCCTTTTCAGTTCCATTTATTGTGATTGAATAATCAGTTGCATAATCTCCTTGTTTGATAAAGATTAAAGCACTAGCCGGATGTGGATTTGTAAATACATTACTTTTCATAGCAGTTACTTTGTTCTTATTTAAAACAAAGGTATAATCTGCGATAGTAACTGCATACAAGTCTTTTAAAGGTTGATTTGTAGTGATATAATCTGAAGTTCCGGTAGAGATATTTACAGTCTTTTCTTGACCAGTTAGCGTAAATGCTTTAATACCGGTTCCGGTAAACAATATCGTATATTCTTGATCTTCTTTTATAATTGTATGATTCAATGGATGTATAGCTTGGGCATCCATTAATCTTGCTATATGTTCTGTTGGTGGTCTCTTTAATAATCCATCAGAAGGATTCAATAAATAATTTACGAGTTTCTTAGATTGATTAGGAAACATCATTTTATCGGGCTGTTGACTAATACCACCAATAAAATTTGCAATAGTATCTCTAACTAATCCCATTATAATTCATCCTTTATTTGTCCATTGTAAAATTCACCAATCAAAGTGTAATCTCCAACTTCTAATTCGTGTTGTTCCATAGCTACTCTTGCTTCAGCTAAATCTTCCTGAGTATAAACACTTACGTTATTTGAGCCTAATTCTCTTTTTACGAATTTATAAGCAGCTGACATTTTAACGTATTCTCTAACTACTTTTGGTAAATCTTCAAATTCAAATTGAAAAACCACAGAAGCTCTTATAGGTTCTGAGATTTTAAATGTATGGTTAAATTTGTCGTATAGTTTATTAGCTCTTACAACATAACGATTCATATAATAGCTTTCAAGTTTCACCATCAACAAATCATCTGTTATGTTTATATATCCATTAGAATCAGGATTTAGTTGATAGTCAAATTCAGTGTTAAAATCCCATCCTGTTAATTGAACTCTTTTAGTTTCATCATCCAAGATTTTTTCAGCAGCTATTGTAAAATAACTTTTTGTACCTTCCAAAGTATTCAAAGGAGACTGTCCTATGCACGATAGCATAGTATTAATTGCTTCTAGTTTTGTTGTCATTATTTCCCCTTATTAAAAAAATAGGGTAGAGTAAAAACCCTACCCCTTATATTTGTCAAGCGAACTATCTAATTAAATAACTTATTAAGCTGCTTCATCACGAATTTCAACAGCACATCTAGGGTCAAGGATTCCATGACCTTGAAGATTTCTTGCTGTTAGCAAATAAGTCAATTCAGTTGGAAGCCAATCGCAAGCAACTGTCAAGTCTTTTCTTGTGATAGTACCGATAGCACCCTTACGCAACACCAAACCAGCAGTATTAGAGAAATCGCCGTAGTAAATATTATTTGCTACTGCATTTCCTGAAACGTCTTGTGCAATGTTTGTTTGTGGAAGGTAGTTAGTTTCAATGATTCTGATACCATTGATAAATCCAACTGTTCCTAAAGAGTAATTACCTGAACCACCAAGATTTTTATCTGTGATTTTATCTGCTTGAGCCAAAAGAGCTACTTGTGCTGGACGTAGGAAACAAGCCACTTCATCCATTGGTACGTCTTTTTCTCTCATTGCAACACCTGCTGCATAAATAGCTGCTGCTAATTTAGCTGCATCAGTTTTACAACCAAGAGATTTTACAACAGAACCACCGGCTCTACCTGCAACCATACCACCTGCTCTAGCTGCCAAAACACCAACGATAAGTTGTTGTTCTTCTTCTTTACGAGCTAGTGCCATAGCCATTTCTTTCTTAGTTTCTGCTCTATCATCGTACTCTTGCATCAATGTATCAATTTCTGCAATTTTCAAATCAGACACCAAGAATGGGTCTAACATAATAGTTGTTTCGCTGTGTGCAATCTTTTGGTTTCCTAAAAGTGTTTCACCTGCGAATACATATTTTGCATCTACTTTACCTAAGTTAGGGAATGATGCTGATTTCCCTTTTTCGATTGTCTTGCTTCTTACGAAAGGAAGAACCTTACGTTGAGCATGAAATTCTGTAATAAGTTCTGCTATAAATTGGTCCCTATAAAGAGCAAAAACGTCTCCTGTTAAGTTCTTTTGCCCTGAACGAGATAAATTTGCATTGTCTGCCATTTTCTAATTAATTCTCCTTAAATTTTATACTAAAGTGAAATTTTGCCAGCCCCTACACTAGCTTCAATTTTCTTTCTTACTTGTTCTCTATATGCTTCATCAACTTCATAACGTGGGTCTCTGATTTCCGCCATCATTTGAGCTTGTGATTCATAAATATTTGTTTGACTCTTTCCACCATCACCTTTTACATAGTCAGGTGTTTTGCCTTCTTTTTCTTCCATTCGCTCCTTCAAATCCTTCAAAATTATTTTCATTATGTTTTCATCTCTGATAGCATTAATTGAAGATTTTTCTTCTTCAGATAAATTATTGGAAGCCCATTTAACAATGGAATCCATTTCTTCACGACCACCAACAACTTCTGCTATTTCATTGATTTTTGCTTCAACTTTAGCTTTTTGTCCGTCAATATAGTTGTCTATGATTTCATCAGAGATACCAGCTTCAGCTAGTTTTTCTCTAGTTTCTTTTGATATTTCTCCAGTAGCGTTAAATTCTTCCTGAAGTTTTGCATAATCAAAGCCCTTTTCTTTAAGAACTTCACCAGCTTTATCCTTATCATCAACTTCTGAAAGATTGATTTCTTCTTTCTCTTTAGTTTCTGTGGATTCTTCTTCCTGCTCTAATGATTTATCTTTAGTGCTATTTTCTTGTAGTGAGGTTTCTTCTTTATTGACATTTTCTTCAGAAACTTGTGTTTGCTCACTATTAGAAACAACAGGCTCTGTATTAGAAACCTGTTGTTCAGTATTTGTATTTTCTGTTGTCATAGTTCTTACCGATTAATAATTTGTTTCGATAACAACACCAAACGCTTCAGTTACTACTTTTTCACCTTGTTTTTTCTCTGTGCCATCATAAGTGATCCCATCAGCAACAGGTGCTTTTGTTTCTTTTGCAGCCTTTACAGGTGCTTTTGTTTCTTTTGCAGCCTTTACAGGTTCTTTTGTTTCTTCTACAGCCTTTACAGGTGCTTTTGTTTCTTCTACAGCCTTTACAGGTGCTTTTGTTTCTTCATTCGCCATCTTTTAATCTCCTTTATACATTTTGATTTTGTTGTTGCATTTGCTGTTTCGCTATATCTCCATATTGATTTACAGCATTAGGTGCAACCTTTTCTAATAATGCTTGTTTTTGAGCTTCCTGAGCCATCTGAGCTTTTTCTTCTTCAGTGTACAGAACATCTGTAATGTCTAAGTTCAAACTTGCAGCCACCATAGCAGCTATCTTATCAACCTTAGCTCCTACAATTTGAGCTGATTGAGCAAACTTAGCCATAATGTCAAAGAATGATGACCATTTATTAAGGTCTGAACCTCTACCAAGAGCTTCTAAACCAGTGGTTACAGTCAATTTGACATTCTTATCTCTGATTAAATCAGGTAAAGCATCTTTCTTTTCTTTCCTTAAATGATGGAAAGCAATTTTTACATAAGTTAGCTGAAATTCTTTTGACAATATTGAATAGTAGTTTCCTAGAGCTTCCTCTAAATCTTTTACCATCTGTCTAATTTCTTCAGCAGTAACTCTTTCTGCATCTCTTTGAATAGCCTGAGTTAATAGGAAAACCCTATATAATCTTCTTTCTAAGGTTTCCTTCTCTTGTCTTGCTGTTTGTAGGTCATAATATTTTTCAGCTTGAAGTGCTTTAACATCTTCCGGCTTACCTAAAGCAAAACCACCATTCTTAGTAGCTGCAAGGTGTTTAATCTTAGTGATACCATTAGGATTGACAAGCATTATAAACTTAGCTGCTGCTAAGGATGCTTGCTTGATTGCTAATGATAATGTATCAAGATAAGATATATCACCAATATATTCTTCTATAAGTCCTCTACCATAACTTTCTCCGTCAATTCTGACATATCTTAAAGCCATAAAAGGACATATCTCAATAGGGTATTTACCCTTTGATTTTGGTATTTCAATTCCTTCAACTTCTTGATGAACCATCCAACTTTTAGCTGTTCTTTTGAAGCAGGTGTACAAAGTTAATTCTTTTTCATCTAAGTTTTCAATTTGTTCTTTTTTCTCTTTTAATTTAATTTGAGCTAATACTTCATCCCTGATTTCTTCAGGAAGTGTATTGAATCCCACAGTTTCAGTTGTGATTGCTTTTAAAACATTTCCACAATAATCTCTCTTAACAGCAAATCTGCTTAGAGGATAATATTTCAAACCTTCTTTTGGTGTGTGTACTAAAAATACATTACCAGCAATCAATAAGTGTTTTATACTTTCACCAACACAAACCCTATCTCCGGATTGTTCCATATAATCAGATAACATTTTCTCCGTTAAAGATAATCCTCGATTTACGTCTTGTTCAAATTTACTTTTGTCCTCACCAGTCTGTTCAGCTTGTAATCTAATATTCATAGAATCCATACTGAATTTAAAGAATGGTTGATTTGGTGGAAGCATAGTTAAAGTTGTTTTTGCTGATAAGTTGTTAATACCATCAGCACCCACTGATTGATTCGGGGTACTTATTGATTTCATACTTGAACTATTATCATTGATTAGAGAAGGAATTGTGTATTTAGCAGCTTCAAGAGCTTTGTCTAAATAAGGCTGCCTATCTAATTGCATTTTTTCATATTCAGAAGCTAATTTTCTTTTCTGATATGTGTTTTCTGTAAATTCCATCCCTCTCCTCTACATAGGTATGTTCAAACCAACGCTTGTGTCAGCTGTATTAGTTCCTACGCTTGAAGTGTTGTTTGTTTGTTTTAAAGGTATTCTCAAAGAACTGATTGTTCTTTTTGCTGTTGTATTATCTTGTAATTTGGATGCTGTTTGATTTGAAGCATCAGCACTTAATGATGCAGGTGAATTTAAAGCACTTAAATCAAGTCTTTTAGAACTTCTTGCATTTGATGTACCATTTGCTATTGCAGCACCAATACCACCAGCTGCCAAAGCACCAACAGCAGTTGATGCAGCTCCAAGAGTAGCTCCGACAGACATTAATCCACCACCAATACCGCCCATTATAGAACCAGCAGCAGAAGCTCCAGCAATTGCAGTACCAGCTGAACTAACAGCGGTTGCAATACTTGCACCTATCGTTGTAAATATGTCACACATTATTTATTTTTCTCCATAGCAAAAAAGCACCAACCTAAGTTAGTGCTAATCTTCATCTTCTTTATATTCGTTTTCGTTGTAGTTTTTTTCAGCTAATAACTTTTCAAGAATATCTTGCTGACCTACCAATCTTCCAAGTTCAAAATTATCAATGTTTGTTGTTGGTAATTTATTAGGAAAATCCCTTTGTAAACAGTTTATTAATTCATCAGTTATAACTGGATAATTAGTTATATTTAGTAATGAGTTAGTCATAAAAAGTTTTTCTCCTTCCTTCTTTCATACGGTGAAGTGAGATTTTCTTTTGTAACAGACCACTTGTTT